GTTGACATAAAATTTAAGTGAGCTGTGATGTGTGCTCTGTGATCTTGACCAGGAAAAGCTTGAAAAGGTTTACCAGCCAACGCATTAATATGTTCCATACTTGGATCCATTGGTGCATTTGGTGCTGGTGCAGGTAAAACTGCATCTACATTTTTAACACCTATAGCTTCATACATGTTTCTGTATATTTGATACATGTTATGAAGCTGCGGATTAGATGTTGCTATTTGTAGCTGTGTTTGTGCTAGTGTTATTCTTTGTGACATAGAAAATATATTTGGATCTGCAACTGGCACCACATCTATTCTATCGTCAAAATCTGCTTGTTTAACATTTCTTGCACCACCCACAACATCGTATGGATATTCTGGTGGTAAATATTGTGAAACTACTTTTGCAAGTAATTTAAATTCATCTTTCATAGCTGCGTAACATCTTTTGTGTATCGCTGACATTACTCTTGAACCACGTTCTAATAATGCAACTGTCGTTCCAACAGCCGCTGCTTGGTTACCATCGCCCACTTGCATATCAGCAATAGCCGCAAATCTTTGACCAGCTTGAACAACTATACCTAACAAATTTAATAATGTTTGAGATGGTTCTTTGTATGGTAATGGAAAGAATGCATCTCTTAAATTACCACCTGGTGCATCTACAT